TATAGATCTCGGGTCCGTAAATCAGCATTGAGTCCAAAAATCGAGAAGCATTTTGGCGAGAAATGTCGGTGGAAATCACCAGACTTCAAGGAGCCGTGGACGCATCATAACAAAAATTTGAAGCGTGTAGCAAAAGGCGCATGGGAAGTCCCACCTGAATCTCTCAAATGGGCTTTTGATGATTACTGGGCGCAACTATTAGAGGCTTTAGAGCCTTATATGGAAGCGCATCCAGAATTATGTGAAGCTCTTGACCTTGACAAAGCAATTAATGGAGTTAAGGATTCTCGATACATGGATCCACTCAAAATGAAGACATCAGCCGGCATTCCAGACGGTACGAAAGAATCAAGTGGTGTGTTTGAGCAAATGCCAGATTATCCAGATGGTAGAAAGAGATGGAAATTCTCTTCTATGGCACAAAAATACTACGATGAAATGATGGCTTCTTTTGATAGAGGTGAAGGAATTGGCGTGTATGTACGTACTTGTCTTAAGGATGAAGTAGTTGCTGAAGATTCTGAGAAAGTTAGAATTTTCTACATTCTCGAATGTGTCTTCGCTGTTGCTTGTAGACAATACTACTTGCCAGTTGCTGAGTTCCTCTCTCGACATCCTCTTACTTCTGAATGTATGGTTGGAGTCAACTGTGCAGGACCTGAGTGGGAAGTACTAGTGAAACACATCAATGAGTTGGCTACAGATGGAAAATTAAATGACTGGGATTTTAGCGGTTATGATCTATGTAGACCACCTGATGTGATGTGTGCATCCACTAACATACAGAAGAAGATTGGAGAGACAATGCAATACTCTGAGAAGAGTTTGAAGAGAATGGCTATGATTGGTGAAGAACTTCGTTGCCCAATGGTGAATTGGAATGGCACTCTTGTTTTTCTCTATCTATGGTGTTCTGGCAATACCATGACGGTTTATGGTAACAGCATTGAAAATTCTCTACATCAGAGGATATCTTTCCACTGGAACGGAACTCGCCTTCGAGGAGATGACTTCTACAAGCT